ATAAAGAGATTCCTGAAGAGTCGTAGGATTTCCGTCGAAAGCTGCATCAATTGCATACAACAGGTGTGTGGCTTTTTTTCTTCTAGGCATCTTGAGCTTGATTTGTGTGTCTTGTCCTTACACCCGAAACCTCAAATGTCCTACCTATAATCTTAAAGCCATTGTCCCTGCCCTTCATCTCAATAGTATCTTGATAATAATTTCCTTGAGCAAAAAGAGGAATCATAGTCTCTGTATCTAAAGAGCTTAAGGTTTCATTAATTTGCTCTTCTTCCGTTGTTGCTGCAGTTGTGAAAGTAACAATTTTTACATCTGCTTGTAAATCCTGAGTGTACTCGTTGTTTACATAATCTGACGGAAAATAGGAATCGTAATCAAACACATCCGACAAATGCAGTACATAAGACCTCAATTGTTTTTCAGAAAATTTATCTGAAAAGTCTGTTTTCCCATATTTTAACCGAGATACATAATCTGTTCCATCTCTCATAAATACTCGATAAGTGTCAGTTCTTCCGTACTCAGTTTCTATGGCAGGCCCGTAAGCATATCTCATTATTTTTGCTCCAGGCGTAGTATACTCAGCAAATTCTGCTTTAAATTCTTCCGAGTCTACATACTGAGCATTTTCCACAAGATGAGTAGCTAACAGGAACCATCGAGAAGGGATTTTATCAGTAGGAAATATATTGCAAGCTGCAGTAAAAGTGCTGTCGATCTGAGATAAAGTCCCGTGCATCATGTCATACGCCATGACTCCCCAGTCTAATTTCTTAGCTCCTGCTGAGTTTGATGAATTTGTTGTCTCTTCTATTACTCCAATCGGAGATATAATAAACACTTCGTGGGTAAGGTTGTTCTCCACTGCGTAACAATGCTCTTTTTCATCTTTAGTGATGTTTCTCCAAAACTGAGGACCAAGCATGTAAGCCTCAAAAGGCATTGGCTCTACAGAAGCTGGGGTAATGAAAAACACTCCATTATGCCCAACAAACATCTGGCGCTGTTCATTGATGCTAATGATTGTATTCCTAAAGTCTGCAACTCGTTCGCCCCTGTACTTCTCCTCAAAAAAGAAAGCACTCTGCGTGTTACCTCTTGAAATTGCTAGATAACCAGTTTGTCGGTAAACAATAAGCTTATCGGAAAGCTTTGCCATCTTGAGTATACGTGAGCCGTCTTCAGGAAAACTAAGGGCATCGGCTGCTTCTTTTGCTGTGGCTGCAACCGATGAAAATGCGTCTGGTTCTTTTTTTAAGATAAACACAACGGGGTCGCCGTTTTCCGGGGCGCCAGTTGAAGACCCAGTTGCCTGCAAGCCATCTGCTGTGCTTACCCCTGTTTGATCACTTACATTCGAGGGAGCAGCCAATGTAATTTCTGTTTTTCCATCAACTATAGATATACCCGCTACGCTGGCGTCGTAGACATACCGAACTCCGCTTCCAACTGTCATTCGAATGTCATCCCCAATCTGAATAGTACAGCCGACGCTTACGGGTGTTGAGTCTCCAGGGTTGGCTCTTTGCAGATAAATAATTCTTTCTTCTTCAGTCTGTGATGTTATGTATTCAGGCGAATAAGGATGTACCTGGCTAACTCCCCCAAGTTCAAATGGAAGGGTGATTTTTTGCAAAATGTTGCCTTCGTCAATTTCTACTGAACCTTCGTACACCTGCCCAAACAAGTACGGGCTGGCTTTTGCTACTCCTATGTTAGTAGCTAATCTCCATGCTGAATATTCAATTGTGTGAGGAGAATTGTAAGACGACACTATCGGGCTAGTTGTATACATTTTATACGGCGAGTCTTGTGCCATCCATAGAGCAAATGCACTAGGATTGCCTTCTTCATCTATATAAGTAATGTCTGCCAACCATAGCCTACCATCAAATTCAGATATTGTTCCGCAACGCAGGATTCCTCTTTCCCGCAGGGCATATATTGGGTGAGCTTGTGGCCATCCATTTCTATAAATTAAAGGTAAATCAGCTCCGTTATTAAATATTATGTACCCATCGATTGCCACAGCCTCCCAGCGAATACATGGAGAAGGCGAAGCAATGTTAATGTTATCGATGTTCTGCAAACCCTGCGCTATGCAAACCCATTGTTCGCTTGATTCATCTAAGCGAAAAATTTTATCTCCTGCGGCTGCAACCAAAACCTCCTGCTCATCAGAGTGAAATTGATGCAGCATTCTTACTGGGTGATTAATGTCACTTAGCTCAGAAACTAAAGTATTTAGGCGAAATTGCTCCCAACCCTCACGACGAACCTCGCCATCAGTTTCCCTGCGAAAATTTATTTTTTCTACATAATTGTTTGCCCCAGCGCTATCCCCCGAATTTGTACCAGCAACTAGCGCACCACCTTCAGTAGTGTTTACAGTGAAGTGGCGGTATTTTAACTTTTTAGACATTAGTCTTCGGAAGAATAGTTTAAGCCGGTTTCAGTATATCCTGCTGCAAAAAACCTTTTTGCTTCTAAAAAGTTTACCACGGCAGAAGATGAAGTCTGAACTATTTCAGTAAGTATTTCAGTGGGTGCATTTGCAAAATCGTCATTAGGATCAATGTCCGACCATGATGTTGGAAAATGACCTGTATCTGTGGCCGGATCAGATGCAATTAGTTTGAAGCTACCATTATCAACCAGTATCCAATTCCACGCTTGTGCCTGCGTATTATAGGCAACTACCTGATTTGGATTCGTTGTGCCAGCAAACACATCATTAAGATAAAGTTCAGGATTTGGCAAAGAAACCTGCGACTTGGTTGTAGACTGAAACTCTCCTGTTAATACTATTCCGTCTATGGAGGTATTTGCCGTGACTGATACCGTGGTGTCTTCTATTCCGCTTATTCCCTCAACCTCAGCTGTACCAGCAGCCAAAGCTGTTAGTGCATCCAGTTGTTCTTTAAGTGCTGCAATTTCTTCGTCTATTTTTAAATTAACCTGATTTTGCAACAAGAGAAGATCGCCCTGGATTTGCGTAACTGATTGCTGAAGCTGATTTGATACTTGCGACTGCAGGGCGACCACATCTGTTTGAAGAGTCCCAATTGTAGATGGGTCAAACTGTACTAACAAATCGTGCAAGGCTTGAGTAAAGTTTTTTTGCGAAAACTGTCCGTCTCCTACTTGAGGCTTGTTTTCAAGGTCCACATAAGATCCGCTTAAACCAACCGGGTGTACGCTCGGCTCTCCATCTAAGTCCACATAATCTCCGCTAAGTGCAACTGGGTGCAATGATGATGTGGCTGCTTTTGTTGCGATGGATGCTTCAAGCTCTGCTTTGGCTATAGCAAGATTATTGGCTGTGCCGACTCCTAAAGATGCTATACTGCCTTGCAAAGTCCCGAACATCTGTGTCACATTTGCTGCAAAATTCTCGTCATCATTGATTGCATCAGCAAGCTCGGACAATGTATCCAAAGCTGCGGGTACGTCTGCTCCAAGAACTTCGGTGAACTTTTGATCAGTGTACTGGTTGGCTTCCGTTTTCTTTGTGTCCGTGTAAGCTCTGGCTGAAGCTATTTGCGCAAGCATTCTGCCATCCAAGCTGGATATGGATGCCTTGATAAGTGTATCTGCTGATATGGCTTCCGCACGAGCAGATGCCACTTCCTGCAGGGCTTCTCCGCGGACTGCTTGTAGGGATGCCCTAAGATCATCCACCTGATCACCTATTACTGCGCTTGAAATGGATATGACTGCGGGAGTAAAAAGACTTATCTGATCAGTCCGCAATCGGAGCACGCGAAACTTTTCGTCCACCTCAACCTTTTCGTAAAAGTCATCAAGCAAAGTCGTTGAGTCCAGTTGCACCCTATTTTGAGATATTAGGTCAAGGACTTGCAGGGGTGTCGTAAATATGTTTTCAAGACCCGAAATCTCTCCCGCTGTGTGGGTGTGAGACAAGTTTGCTTTGCCGGCCAGTTCAGACAACTTTGCATACATGTTTAACTCTGGACGAGTCAGATACTCAGGGTGCTGATGAGTCAGATTTGCTTTTGATGCTATGAGGTTTTCAAGGTTCTCCTCCGTAGCTTCCAATAAAGACTGTGTAGCTTTGGTCTGTACGCTTGCAGATATGGACTGAACCTGCTGATTTAAAACACCAAGGCTAACGCCTTTCTCGTTTATCATCTGAAGAAGCAAAGCGTCTTCGGTGTCGGAAGTGTTCTTGTGGGTGGCAATGAGGTTTGCTACGGAAGCTAAGTCCGTGCTAAAAGTTTGCACAACTTGATCATCAAGAGCTTCAACTTGTTCAAGCGTAGGATGATTTCCCTTGTAAGCGTCATAGTCAGCCTTGTGACTTTCAGCAAAGACTTTAAGGTCATCGAGTGCCTGACTTACTGCACTGACACTAGCTCCTGTGGCTAATACGCCAGAATTAACATCTTCCGTTAGATGTGCTAGGCTGTCTATTAATGAATGAAAACTGGATTCAACAGGAGTTTTTCCAGCCGCAAATTTTACTTTTAATTGTGTTCTACTGTCAGCCATTTCCAATTACATATTGAGTTGTGTCTATTGGGGCAGGATTGCTTGTTTCAACCGTTTCCCTGCGATTTGCGTAAATGCTTCGTCGAAGCTGTTGATAAATTTGTAGGTTTCCTGCACTCGCAGCGCTGTCAGCATTTACATCTTTATCAAAATGATATTTTACATAGTGAAAAACTGCTAATACTTCATCGTCACCCAACTTGGTAACCTCTGACTTTTCTGCAGCACTTGCCTCAAACAAAGGTTTGTAGTTTTTCTCTTGATTAAACTCTACCGACATTGTCTCGTCATCGCGAAGAAGCGGAGCCGTATAAAGTTTTCCCTTATCGAAAACTACTTTTCCAGGAAATCCAATTGTGCGAGCGGAGGTTCCACCGTCTAGCAAATGAATTAAGTAAGAAGCAGGGTAAACCGTAGGCCTGTAGTACACTGAAGTTTCTTGGTTGTTCTCCTCAGTGGGCAAACGTCTGATTACAATATCAAGAATCCGGGCAAGCTCATAATCAAATGATGCATATTGTACTTTACCTTCCGAGTGGGTCGTGAAATCCGAAGCACCGTAAGTTTTGCTGCTGTCAAATGTCCTCAGTGTGCTGATAAACCTCTGTAGGTCGCGAACACCGTTTACAATGTGCCTATCGCGAAAACGCTCTATACCCCTGCCTTTTCGAACGCCATCGACAAGCAACAGATCATTTACTGCGTCGTTGAATTGCTGCCAAGTTTTCATCTTTGTCGAATATGTCGTCTATCAACTTTTTTACTTTAAATCTTGTGTACAAAAACGGTGCTATTAGAAAAACCACAAAGCCAACCGCACAAAGAATTAAAACATCGTAAATTCCTGAAATAACAGTATCCATCCACGACTTTTGCTTACTTTCCTGCTGCTCCATCATTAACATAATTTCTTTAAGCTCTTCTTCGTCGAAGTTAGAACGCTTTATTTCATCGTTTTTAAAAAGCTCTCCGCCAGCTTGCCCAACCATGCCCCCAACAATTGATCCTCCGGGTCCGGCTACCGAACCAGCTCCAGCTCCAAGGCCAGCTCCTATCGTGGGATACAAAGTTGCCTTATTGCAACCACCGCACAAAACAGCGAGCCAGAGGGCAACAGCTAAGATCAATACAGTCATTAGCTCACTCACAAACCTCATGATCTGTAAAAACCAGAAACTGCTCCGGAAACACTGTACTCGTCTAGGGTGTTTTGGCAGAAATATTCTTTTGTGGTGCCTGCTAGTAAAACTTCCTGATAAGCACTGTTTTTGAAAGCAAACAACGATTCAATTAACTGAATTGCTGCTGACTCAGAGGAAAACCCAACAAAGAATGATCCTTGCGAAAGAATTTCACTAAGCAATCCAACGCCATCGGAAACTATGTCGGCCGAATGAACTTCGTTCCAAACTCCGGTATTTGGCAGGTTTTCTTCATACAATACATGGCTGACCACATTGCTTTGCCCACCTGCATTCGTGACTGCAAAATCGGACAGCACCACCTCTACTCGATACCAAACATTTGTTTTTAGCGCCACGCCTGTAGCGGTTTCATTGGCTCCGACTTTAACATGGAATTCGTCGTTTTTCACACGATAGGCAAAAGCTGGGTGCTGTATGTCAATGTCGGCAAACCTAGAATAAACTCCAAATGGAGACATTACGGGCGCAGAGTTTATAATTTTAAAAAAAGAATCTACACCGATTATTTGATCTGTAATTTCGGCGGAAGCATAAGCTGCGGAATCACCGGTATGCTCTAAACGCATAACTCCGCTTGTACCATTTGGGGTGTTTACCACTTCGCTGGTTGCTCTAATGGTTCTAGAGTCCACACTCATCTGCAAATCATTTTCGTTAAAAAGCCTAGTCAAAACCGGTTGCCTTTGGCTAACATTGATATTTGTGCCTGAAGAATTAGTAACCCTGAAAGACTTTGCTGATATTGCGGGCAGTGTGTTTGTTTCACCAGCAGCGGGAGCATCTACGGAAAACAATCCAAAGTTGTTAGGGTGACTTGCGACTAACAAGTGATTGTCTTGTACTGCAACCTTCGGATTAAAGTCATTAGAGGTTAATACACTCTTATTAAGAGCAGATTTTGATATTACATTCACTTTTTAAGTTTTTTGTAAATAGCTACCGCCATATAGATTGCCGTCAATGTAGCAGCGAACGAAGCTGCAACTAAGTGATATTCAGCAAGGCCGAAAGAACTTAGTAAGCCTATAAGACCTATTGATCCATGGTTATCCATCGCTTACATCCTCAGTATCTGCATCAACTGCCTCAGTTTTTATCATCTCTTTGATGCTTTTCTTTGGCTTTGCAGATTTGCTTTTTGATTTAGGCAATGGAGATTCTGAACCTTCTTGTTTTATTGGTACCGCATGCTCCGCAAGAGGATTGCGGTCGGCTTCTTGTCTCACCGAATTGAACTTGCGAAATGTCACGGCTTCCTCCCCCGCTTTTTTTTTATAGAAGTCCCAGTCTTCGTCAGAAAGTTTTTGCACACCAGCAAGTTTGACAAGCTTTTCTCCAATCTGCTTGTCTACGTTAGCAAGACCGACCCAAGATGAACCTACCAAAACTGGTACGTATTCTTCAAAGCCGTCGTATGATTTGTTCGCGTTATCAAATAATAGTTTCATAGTAAAAAAGAACGGGAGGCGCCTGCAATGCAGAGCCTCCCGTTTGGCACATGAGTGATATGGATGTGGAAGGCTTTAAAGTTATTAGAAAGTCTTCTCTACGCCACGTACGGTGAACTTCACTTGGTCACTGATGTTTTCAATAATCAAGTGACGGTGAGGACGGTCCATCATGGTTGTCCACTTGGTCGAGCGAAGGTTAAAGGTTCTCTTTACCGAGTCCATGCGGCAGCTATACAAGCGATCAACTTCAGGATGAGGCTGAGTGCGGGTAACGCTGTTGGTTCCGGCAATTCCGATTTTGACATCAGACCAATCAACAAGCCAGAGCATACGCTGAGAGTTGTTGTAGTAGGTAGCGTCATTACCGGCGAACACGTCTTCGCTTGAGCGCAAGCCAGACTGAAGATACTTCTTTCCGCTTCCAACATTCAACAGGTCGTCGAACATTGGGTCATGGAATACTGCCAACTGAACTCCCACGTCAGGAATGTCGTAGATGTTGTAGTTGAAGAGGATGATTCCATTATGCTCAATCGTCTGATTGATGTTGGCGTTACGCTGAGTTTCCCATCCGTAGCGCTCCTTGTAGTAGGAGTTGAACGCTTCGAAGATTTTAACCGAAGTCAAGCGGTCGGTCATCACGTCAATTACGCTGATGGTGTCGCCGTCTTGCTCGCGGTTTCTCTTAAGGAAGTACAGATCGCTAAACAGATCATCAAGATCAAGAGCTTCTCCGCCATTGTCCTTGATTCTGTTACCCTCGGCAAGCAAGGATTTGATTCCGAGAGCGTTGCACTTGTACTCAAGCGTGCAGTTGGTGTCTTCGGGGTCGGTGACTCCGGGCAACTGCATGTAAGTTTCTGGTTTTTGAGCAGCGCTGAGAGGCTGGTTGTACCAAACTGCGCGGTTCCATTGATCTTGACTGATCTTGGAGGCGAGCTTGTTTTGCTCTGCCAAGGGCTGATAAACCATGGATGAAAGGTAAGGATTGACCTTGCCGGACATGATTGACTCAAGAGTCTTTTTGTAAGAGTCATTGACCTCACGAGACTCACGAGTGGTTTGCAGCCAGTTGACAAGCAGACGAACCGAAAGATCGGTGGGCTGATTGCGGCACCATGACTCGTAGTCGTTGATGTTGTTGGCGATGGTTTGCAAGATACCAGCGGTTGGCTCGTACTTTTCTTTCTCACCATTGGGAAGTCCTGCGAAGTTTCCGTCTGCAGGTACTATCGAACCCATGGGGCGAAGTACGACTTTTGCTTTTGTAATTGATCCGGCGTCGGCGTTGCCTGCTCCGCAGATCATATACTGAACCTCGCGGGTGGCCGTGCCTGTTCCATTCCAGTGATTGATGATTACATAACCGCCGGGAAGGAAATAACGCTCAATGTTTTCAATTGGCGAGGCCCAGTCGGAACCACCAAGATTTACTGTTACCAACCAGTCACCCGCCTGAGCGGAGCTAACTGCTGGCAAGTAGGATGCATCGTAAGGGTTGCTTGCCAAGTCCGTGCTGTCAGCTTGCTGTCCAGCTTCGACTGCAAAGTAGTTTGCATTCATTACCGAACGCTGACGGCGTTGGATGTATGGCAAAATGATTGATTGCTCTGCAACGTTTTGCTTGTTGATAAGAGGCTTGATGTTTTGCACCGAGCTAGTAAGCAAGGTCGTAAGTCCCCTTTCCTCTACTCCCAAAGTTTTGGCTTCGGCGGCGGAGGCGATAACGCGAGCAAGATCAACTTCTTTGTTTCCAAGTGCTTCAAACTCACCGGGCGTCATACCCTTGACGTGAGCTTTTGTCAGCGTACAGCCTGTTGAACTGTCAACCTTGACTAAGCGAGGAAGAGCTTCATATCCGCTTCCGCCTCCTGGAATTAAAGAGCTTGCTCCGGACGCAGAAGGCTGCGCCATTGCAGTGTTTTGATACCCTGATGTGGTAAATTGTCCTGAATTTGATATTTCGTTTGCCATAATAATGAATGAATTTGAATTTCACTCATTTTAAGACATTTTCAGAACCGGATTCTAATTTAACGCAATTTTTTTTAAATTTAACAAAAGTTTGCAATATGCCCGTTTTCAATGGGCTATCAAAATTTACTTTTGGGAATCAAAGTCCCAGAAGATTTAATATCGGATTCTCTTGCTTGACTTCTCCAGCAGCAGGTGCGGCTACACCTTTTGATGGTGTTAAACCTTTAGGCATAGGCGAAGCAGTAGGAACTGGATTGGGTGGTTGAGATGATTCTACTACTCCCTCTTTTTTCCAGCCACCCTGCTGTATTGCCTTGTTCATACCTTCAATGTTTGCGTGTATCTGATGTTTTGCCTGCCGAACAATCAAGTTAAGCACATCTTGATCGGAAAATGTGTAATACTTGTCACGGTCTTGCGCGGGCACCGTAGGCATTCTTTCTCTACGAATAAAGGTTTTGCCATTTTTTTGAGTTCTTCCCGTTTTAATAAACTTGTCTTGAGCATCCTGTATAAACTTACTTAATTGAGCATGTGCAGGGTTGGACTCATTGTAGTCTTCAACGTCATTTACTATTTGATGAAATGTTCCCGCCATATTTTGAGCAGAAGTTAAGTGCTTGTTAATAATTTGTGCTTCCAACGGGTTCTGCTTTGCAAACTTTTCAACCCCGTCTTTTTTTAAAGATTCCGCAAAATTACTAGGAATTGCATTAATTAAATCTGTTTTAGTTTTTTGCATTCCAGCTTTTGCGACTGGTTCTCCTTTTATTTTTAGCTGCTCTCTGCGTACCTGCTCAAGCTGTGGAGCCATTTCTTGCATAGCTTTATTTTTTGCTTCTGCTGTCCACATTTTGCGCTCTAAGGATTTTAAATTAACCTGAGGCTTTTGAGATTTAATAAAGTTTCGATATTCCTCTGAATTTGAAAACTCATAATCTTCTTTATTTTTTTCCAACAACTCATTGTGTGCTTTGAAAAAGTTAAGATACTTTTCATTTAACCCTTTGTGCTCTGGGTCATTTCTTGACGCCCACGATGCAACTTCGTACGCCTCTTTTTCTTCTGGCAATAATTTTTCCACATATGGGTCAACTGCCTGCTGCTGAGGTGCAGGTGCTACTGGCTGGGGTTGCTGTTTGTACTCCGGATCTATTATTTTTCTTTTAACCTTATGTTTAGGCTTTGGTTTCTTTGTATCGACAACTTCTTCCTTTTCTTGTTCTTCAGAAACTTCTTCCGATTTAGCTTCAGGCTCCTCAGTTTCTATTTCATGCAAAGCCGAATGAATGCTTGAAGGAGGGGTAAATTCTTCTCTAGGTTCTTGCTCCTGTTCTTCTTCAGCAGCACTGTATAGTGCATTAAAAATTTTATTCTCTGAAGGTTCTTCAGTTTGTTCTACCTGATCGTTTTGTTCTACTGCCTCTTCCTCACTCATACCGGTGTAGCCTGTTGTTGTGCTTGCGCTTGTTGTTGTGCTTGAGGGGGAGGACTAGCGGGCTGACCTTGAGCTTGCTGTCCTTGTCCCTGTGAATTTTGCATTTGCATCATTAGTTGTTGCAAAAATTGCTCTACCTGGGGCCACTTCTTTCGAAGGTCATCAATAAACTGGGTTTGCCCCAGCTCCATATCCTCATTGTCGTCTGCCTCATCAACTTCCAAGTTAAGATCGTGACCCACGCCAGACATTCTGAATATTTCATTGAATATAGTGAACATTCTCTCTTTGCCCAAAGTTTGTGCCATGTCTGGAATCGTAAGAATTTGCTGAACTAACTGACCCAAAATCTGTGCGGACTGCGTATCTCTTTGTCTTTCTGAACCATCTCTGGCAGAGAATAAATACTCATGCACTAGGTTTTCAGGGCTTCCAATAATATTTCTGCCTTTTGGCATTTCGTCCTGATCGCCCGTATCCTCAACCTCTAGCCCAGCTTCACGCACGCTTTTGGGGGTGAATCTTTGTTTTACAGGAACATTAAAGTCTGTTGTTGAGCAAGAGATAAGATGTTCATAAAGCATTTTCTTAGCTGCCGCGCGCATCTCATCAATACCTTCAGATATAAAAGCATAAATCGTATTTGTTGAGTTAGTAATTTCACTAACTTCTGTCGCCGAAATTTCTCGCTGTGCAGCTTGCCCAAGCTCCTGTGGAGACAAGATCATAAGTCTTTCAACTAAATTAAGAAGCTGGAAAAGACTCTGCAGAGACTGGCTAATGCCCTGTGAAAGCTCTCTTGAAACATCTACTACATTGATAATGTTTTTGGTGTCTATGCCCAAGTCAGCAGCTTTTGCACCAGAGTAAAACATTGCCTTGGGCTTTTGATAAAAAGTATCTTCTGCTAAAGAGTCTACCAAATATTCCCTTACATCGTCATCAAGAGCATCCTGATCAATAGTAAGAATCTTAAACATGCTAATCTTCATATGATGAAGCATTGCATATATAATGTTATTCATTTGATCCTGGTATGGCATCAAGTCGTGAGCCATAGAGCAGTTGGCCATCCTATCATCGTTCTGATTTATTCCCCCGTATATTGCCGGTAGGCTTGGCAACCATTCTCCATAAACGACAGTTTCGTCCGATGCTACTACTAGCTTAAGCCAGCAATCAAATGGATAGTCACCCAAGCCTTCGGCTTTTGGGTTTAACTTCATAAACATTGTGGAGAGAAACATTCCCTTATCTTGATCTTCTCCTGCATAAAGACCCGTATGAGAAACTCTTTCATTTTGAAAAGGGAAGTCATCCTTCATGGTCGGGAAAGCCAAGATTTTTGGATCGTAGTAAAAATCAAAGAAATCTCTGTACTGATTTACAATACCAGAGAGATTGTTCGAATATGTAATATCATCCATATTCCAAAACTCAGGATTCTCTCTTACCGATCCGTATCTAACAATATCCCAGTATCCAATCCACGAAGGCCCAAGGTCGCTATTTATTGATTGCAAAGGCCTTGCGTTGTCAAAAATGCAGCGGGTAGGATGTGGATTTACAAAATAAACACCCTCACGCTCGACATACGACTCCATGTCATCTTCACCAATTGCGTTCTTTGTTTTTCTCCAATGAACCTCTCTAGTCCATGCTTCCGCAGGAAAAAGTAATGTGTAGCCATACATAAACATATTTCTAATGGCTTGAGCAAAAGTGTGCCTGTAATCAAATTGCTCACACATAATCTCAACTCTTTGGCTAAGAACTTCAGCGCGTATCTTAGAGGGAATATCTGTTCCTCTTGGTGCATATTTAAAGTACGGATATAAATTTGAAAAACGAGACACTTGCGCAGCTACCCGCCGGGTTATATATGAACGGATCAAAGAAACTGAAACCTCGTATATTCTGGTTAAAGAAATGTCCCGTATATCGCCCTCTTCATCATACTCTACAAACTGATCTTTTAAATTTGGATCAATGTCCTCCAGTTTACTTGCACAAGTTTTTATGTTTATTTTACCCTGAGCATACTGAAGAAGTGGAATTGTAAATTTGTTGATCGGCAAGCTGTCCCAAGCCAAATCCACCGCAAGATACAGCGAGTGGTTTCTGCAGGAATGATAAATCCCTTCATGTATTCTTGACTGCACAAGGTCTTGCAGTCGTTCGCGAATATGCCAATCCTTGCTCCCCTTTTTGCATGTAAACACTTCACGCAACCTAGCTTGCGTGCAGCCTTTTTCTTCAAGTAGTTTAAGATCAACCATTGAAATTAAAAAGGTTTTCGATCACGTCCGTAAAACCAGTTAAATACTGTTTTTCCAAAATAGTAAGAAGTAGGTAAGCTGACATCGGCAGGTTTCCAATAGGATATAATCTCTTGAAGTCCCTGTGGGGAATACCAACAATGCTTGCCAGCTCGTACTCTGTTACTCTCAGAAATCCACATATTTTTTCCAATCTTTCCCTGTTCCATCGTTGCCTTAATTGAAGTCTGTTATAATGGGCGTCAATTAGTACGCTTGCCGATGTAGAAGTATTCGGAAGATTATTCTTCGTCCATATCTTCGAACTCTTCTTCTTCTGTGTCTTCTTCTTCGTACTCCTCTTCCTCATCCGACTCACTTAAGGTTTCGACATCCGAGTGAATCATATCGACAGTTCCCTTAAATCTTTCTTCGTCAACCTCACTTACGGTAACTTCCACAGTGACTTTTATTTTGTCCCCCGGTTTGACCATTTCCATAACTTCGGACAACTCTTCGTCCATTCCCATTTGTAGTATATCTTGCATTTTTGTAACCTAGTTTTTTGGGAATCAAAAGTCAAGTGTTTATATCTATGATGGAACTTCTTGGATTATTAGTCACTACATGACTGCGAATATCGTAATATATAATTGGATATGTAAGGGCATCGAAAGCGTGTCCATAAACTGATCTTCTTGGTTTTAACTCTAGCGCAGGGTCGTATTTTCCGTCTTTTGCTTTTTCTGCAACTATATTACACAGAGACTTAATTACATTCTGACACTTTGCAGAAATAATTATTTCTTCGTTTACTAACTTTGCTATCAGAAGCCTAACCCTGCTCTCCACACTGCCGGAGAATTTAGGTGCTGCTTTCATTCTTATAGGCTCCATGCCAAATGATTCGCAGACTTTTTCTGATATTTCTTTAAAATCCCTAACATCATATGAGCCTGTTTTAGCCCTAAATTGATTAAATGCAGAGTTATCTGAGATGTGCTGCCAATTAAGCTTCCCAACCCGGTCCTCCCACATTTTCATTTTTCTATACAGCGCCGGTATCTGCACAGTGTATGGAATTTTCTTTTTAATTGTGACTATTTCATCGAACACAACCCATGAGCTTTTGTCTTTGCCCACCCACAATTGCATAAAAATACAAGCGTTGTTTACGGCACCGGGGTCGTAACCTATTATTACAGGAAAGTCTGGAGTAGGCATCAAAGCCTCTACTTTTCTTTTTTCTGCGTTTCCTACAACATGTACGGTTTTGTTAAAGTACGGGCCGAAGATTGCGTCTCCCGCAGGGCGATCAACCCACTTACCTTCAAGCATACGCTGTGCTTCGACAACATCGTTGCTCACGGCTTCCATAACCCGGCTGTAGTATCCTTTGGGAAGATTTTTTTCGTTTTCCTGAATCTTTACATGAACCACATGGTAGTCTTTGTTCCACTCATCGCCCTGCCAAGGTATTTCAAAAAACCTTTTGTACACCCAATGCGTTTTGCCCGATGGATTACAGGCAGCGGTGTATTGCTGTACACCCTCGATTCCCTGCCTTCTGCCAAGCTGCTGTACGACTGCATCAAAGTAGCTTGGCGAATCAAGATTTGTTAATTCGTCAATAAATACATAGCTTGGCTCATAGCCCTTGATTCGATCAACAAGCAGGTTCCCAAACGGAGCGGACAACAAAGAAATTCTAGACCAACCGCCGTAACGATTTGCCACATCCAGATACGGCTGTTTTTGAAGATCAAGCTTTTCGTCGGTGTAATCAATACCAATCCCTTCCTTCCATTCTGGCAAAACTTCTGTCTGCAGCTTATGCCAAACACCCCCCTGTGTAGCCTGTGCCTTTACTCCTACAATTATTAAGCACAGTCCATTGAATGCTTCGTAGGCATGGCGGACCAACTTATGTCCCCCAAGGACAAATGTTTTCCCACTTGCTCGCTCACCATAAGCAAGAATGTATTTGGCTGAAGAATCAAAAATTTCTTGTTGCGAGCCAGATAAATCGGGTGACCAAGTTTCTTCTGTTTGGTATTCCTGTTGCTGCTCGTCGAGCTTTTTAAGCACGCTTGCAGCGTCAATCTTCCTTAGTTTCGGCATCTTTATGCATATCCTTTAGAGGCCTAAATCCAGGCTTTTTCTTCTTTTCGCCTTTTTCTCTTTCGGTCATTTTTAACATCAAATCCAAACCATGTAGAATGCGGTCGTAAAACTTACCCTGTTGCTCTGTTGCCTGCATAAAAAGGCGTGTTCTCAATATTTCTTCTTCCGGATCCAAACTGCCGCCCTGAATGTCGTCTCTAAGTTTTTCGCCCACTTCGAAAAGGCTCATGTTTTGCCTGATCGCTATTTTTTGCGTTACCTTTAAGGCTTCACCCATAAGTTGCCCAACTGAATCATCAAAAGACTGAAATATTTCAAGTTTCTTAATGTTGTCCTTGTTGTGTAGCATGTCGGCAATGTCGGACATAAATGCTTCTTTGCCGTTTTTCTTCAAAGCTTTGATTAGCCTTTCGGGGTTAGGGGGTTCCGGAGGGTTCTCCCTGACCATCAAATCGACATCATCAGGTTGCTTGGTTTTGTCACCGCTTGAAATCCATAAAGCTCGAAGCTGCGGGTTACCCTCAACAAATCTGCGCATGTACCTAGCACTTGAACCAAGGTCCTCAGCAACCTTTTCATAGTTGCCGTCGTGCTCAGACATTGATCTTGCTACATCTTCAGTTAAGTACTTTTTCTTTCTGGGCATTGATGTACTTCCTTAATAATGGAAGATACTTGCTCTTCCAAAATGGACTGCATTTTAGGTATGCAAAAGAACCTCCATTGGCTAATGCATAGGCGCTGTTTCTAACTTTCCAGTCAAAAAAGTCAAAGTTACACCCCTTGCAAAATCTTTTTGCCACTCCAATTGGAACATCCTCCCAGTCAAGTTGCTCGGAAACCTCCGCTACGGTTTCAACTGACAGGCCTGAGCGTATTGATATTTCCTCATCTGCCAAAACCCTGACAGATGATTTACCTACTTTTTCGCGAGCCAACAAGCGCACAAAAACAGGTGGGAAGTAATTAAAAACCTCCCAACCCTTCCTGATCTTCCGTTCCATCCTCAATTACCTCCTTAATTTTTTTTATACAAATTCTTAACTTAGCATTTTCTTCAGGATACTTTAATCCATTACCCAAGCTTCCAATTAATATCGGTTTCTGTGATTTAGTCCCCGAAACATATCCCAAACAAAGATACGCATCAAAAATCTCTTCATGAGATGGTTTTAAGTATGTTTTTATCTCACTCGTAGTCATTTCCATTATTTGATTTTCCAAGATTGTTTTTGGAAACGCAATGAAAATCTGACAATTTATGACAATAGACCTTTTTCTGCCTCTATTCTATCAGCTTGTTGTGTTGCATGACACGCATGAGGTCGGCAGTTCGAATCTGCCATCTCCCACCACTCCTAAAACCCTGTAAACCAATTATTTATAAAATAAGTAAATTACCTTTTTGTAAGCGTAAATATCTCATAATATTTGACAATATTTGACAATTACACCTAATATCCGTCCAAATTTGACAATGATTTGACAATGGATTTTAAGATCGCAAAAGTTAGTTTCTCAAAAAAATCTCCTTGGTGTGTTACCTTGACCCATCAAAAAAAGAGAGTTTACAGAAAATTTTTTACCTCCAAAGAAAAAGCACGAGAACATGTGCGACAGGAAGAGGATAAGATATCTGTCGGCACTTCATCCCAAGAAGGCCCTGACATAGGCTTAGGTGGAGCAATAGAAAAGTTTTTGGAGGATTGTATTAAAGTAAACCTTAGACCCACCTCGATTAACACCTACACTCAAAGGCTAAGTAAATTTCACAAATTCATTGGTGATGTAAAAATTAAAGAAATCACCCGCAAAGATATTAAGGCTTTTGCCGAAACCAGCACCAACAAGCATACGAGAAAAGCGTATAGGGATGACTCTGCGTACCTGATGAATTGGTGTGGGCAAAAAGA